AACACGGCGGCCATGCCGCCACCCTGCAAACGTCACCCCGGCTGGCCGGAGCATTGCCGGCCATGCAATCCCTTGTCCCCTTGTCTCCTCGGCCGGAAGCCGATTTGGTGGCGCGCCGTGGCAACGCGGCGCGCCACATCTTTCTGGACAAGGGCGATGGCGCTGCGCCTGGCCTGGTGCGATTCCTCAGCCTGCCCATCCAGCTGGCCGAGGGCGCGCGCACCTCATGGGTGACGGTGACCCGGACGGGCACCTTCACCGATCCCCGCTACGGTGAGTTCTCCATCACGCCGGCAATGCTGGCGCAGATGGTGGCCAACTTCGATGCCCGCGTCCTGGGACAGGACGTGTTCTTCGACGTGGCCCACAAGCCGAGCGACGGTGCTGCGTGCAAGGTGCTCAAGCTGGCCGTGGACAACGGCAGGCTTCGCGCCTTGGTCGAGTGGACGGACTTCGGGATCGATGCCGTCAAGACGCGCGGTTTCTCCTACCTCAGTGCTGAGTATCACGAGGACTGGCGCGACAACGAGAAGGGCAACGCCCACGGCTGCGTGCTGCTGGGCGCCGGGCTGACCACCCGCCCTGTGGTGAAGAACCTGGATCCGGTGATGCTGAGCCACGACGGCCAGGCAGACCCGGAAGACGACGTGGCCAAGACGGCCATCCATCCATCCCTGATCAAGGCCCTGGGCCTGGAGCTGACCATGAACAAGCACCTGAAGAACCTGCGCGAGAAGCTGCTGGCCATGGGCCTGACCGAAGCGCAGATCCAGCCGATCCTCGATGCCGCGTTGAAGCAGCTCGAGGCCGCTGCAGCCGATGACACCAAGTGCCTGGCGCTGGTGGACACCTTCACCGCTGCAGGCCAGGCACTGCACACCCAGCTGAAGACGTTGGCCGCCGCTGGCGGCGGTGCACCGCAGGCCATCACCCTGCAGGTGGGCGGCTCGATGGACCAGGCCGCCATCAACAGCGCCGTGCAGGCCGCTGTGACGCGCACGCTGGCCGAGCAAGCCAACGCCGCTGCCAATGCGCAGACCGAGCTCGCCAACAAGGTCAAGCTGCTGAGCGACGCGGTGGGCGCCGCCACCACGCTGAGCGACGACACCAAGACCACGCTGCTGGCCGAGCTGCAGCCGATGGTGACCCGCGAGATGAGCGATGACCAGGTGAAGCGCCTGGCCGACTTCGCACTGGCCCAGGCCGCCCGCACCAGTGCGGCCGCGCAGCTGGCCACGCTGGGCTATCGCCCGCCGTCGGGCAGCGTGCACATCACCGTGGACAGCGGCAACCAGGTGAAGGCCCTGCAGGAGCAGGTGGACCGCCGGCTGGGCATCGTCGGCATGTCGGACGCCGACCGCTACCAGCGCACCGGTGGCGTGCTGCTGGCCGCGAACAAGGCGTTCGCCGAGAAGGCCCTGGCGCACTTCGACCTGACCAACGGCGCGCGCCTGGCGCAGGAGCACAAGCTGCTGGCCGCCGGCACCGGCACCACCAGCGATGTGGGCGTGCCGGCGATCTTCGAGCGCACGGTGCTGCGCGAGGCGCTGTACCAGCTGGTGGGCCTGAACTTCGTCAACACCGGCACAGTGGACTTTGCCCCCGTGGTGCAGATCCCCTACAGCTACCGCGACACCACCGGTGCCGGCGTGTCCAACGTGCGCACCTACGAGGGCCAGGGCATTCCGCGAGCCGGCGTGATCCAGACCTATGAAGAGGCCCGGCCGATCCCGCAGAAGCTGGCCTACCGGATGAACAACGAGATGGCGTACCTGCTGAGCGGTGCGCCCATCGACTTCGACCCGCTGGCCGAGAACACCCGCAACATCATCCGCATCGTCGGCGAGGACACCGACGCCCTGATCCAGAACGAGGTGCTGCGCTCGAGCGACGAGGCGCTGACCGCCACCACCACCGACACGCTCACTGCCCAGGTGAACGGCACCAACCGCATCTTCGTGATGACGCAGTTCCCGGTGGTGCGCCCGCGCCTGGTCTTCGACCTCAAGGGCGCCCAGGTGGGCAGTACGCTGTACCCCATCACCGTTACGCTCAACTCGGTGGCCCGCAGCGAGTACCGCACCGGTGTCACCCTGTCGGCCGGCCTGTACTGGGTGATGGACTACAACATGGGCGAGATCCGGTTCGTCAACGAACTGGGCGTGCTTCAGCTGCCGACCAGCGGCTGGGTGCTGACGGTGGCCTACACCTACACCCTGAACGTGGCCAAGCAGAACCTGGACGTGGGCGTGAGCCCCGACACCATCAGCATGGTGTACGACCGCGCGCTCACCACCATCGGCGCGCGCAAGGTGGTGATCGAGAACGATCGCTTCTACACCGCCAACATGCTGCTGATGAGCGGTGCGGTGGACAACGCCCTGGGCCAGGCCACCACCTTCACGGCCAACAGCAGCCGCCCGGGCACCGGCCTGGGCCCCGATGGCAGCGTGGCCACCATCAAGGGCGTGCCGGCCTTCAACACCCGCGCCCCGGGCCTGTGGACGGGCGATGTGCGCCTGGTGGTGGGCGAGCGCGGCAACACCCGCTTCCGCATGATGCGGCCGTTCAGCATGAACGTTCCGGAAGAGGCGCGCGACAGCAACGGCCTGTTCGTCGGTGCGAAAGAGAACTACGGCGAGCAGTTCATCGTGGTGCACACCCCCACCCAGCGCAAGAACGCCAACACCAGCCTGGTGCTGTTCAGCTCCACGGCCCGTGTGGCCCGCGCCAGCTGATCCCCGGGATACCTCAGCCCGCGAAGCAGCCCCCGCCTGGCCATGCGTGCCGGGCGGGTTGTGGCACCAGCAGGAGACGGACATGGCCAAGCGCCACATCTTCAACGACACCGCCCTTGTCATGTTCATGGGCGGCATCATGATTCCGCCCGGCGACGGCCGCGAGATCGACGAGGCGTTTCTGCCGCCGGCCGACCCGCTGCCCGCGCAGCCTGAACCCGTGGTGTGCGGCGGCGAAGGCGACGGCAGCGGCACCGATGGCGGCCCCGATGCAGCGGCCCTGCGCGCCAACCTGGTGGAACAGCTCAAGCTGCCGCTGAAGCAGTTGATCCCCACGCTGGCCGAGGCCAGCGATACCACCCTGGCCGGCCTGGCGCAGATCGAGGGCGAGGCCGACACGCCCCGCGTGACGCTGCTGAACGCCATTGGCGCACTGCAGCTGCAGCGGGCCGATGGCCGCACCCTGGCCAAGGCCCTGACCGGCGCAGCCACCGGTTACGGCGGCGCCGGCGGCGACGGCGCGCCCACCTGACGGAGCCAACCAGCCATGCCCGGCAGCATGAGCGAGGCCGACGTGATCGCAGACCTGAAGCGCTCGCTGCATGACTCGGCCACGGCTTTCAACGCCGCGGACGATGCCGACTTCAAGCGTTTTCTGTCGATCGCGCTGGCCGGCATGCAGAGCAAGCGCCCGCGCACGCTGCTGGGCACGGTGAGCCTGGTGGCCGAGCAGGATGTGTACACGCTGGCGGTGACCGACTTCGCCCAGTACAAGACACACCAGTGGGGCAGCAAGCCGCCCAAGCCCTGGGCGCCCGGCTACCCGGGCGCGCTGCCGCGTGTGACGGTGGCGCAGAGCGGCAGCGGCTGGCAGATGGTCTTCGATCCCGCGCCCAGCTGGTCGCACATCTCCGCCTACGGCAGCACGTTCCGGTACTGGTACTTCGGCACCCACAGCCTGGGCAGCACGCCGGATGCCGCCACCCTGGCCGATGCGGACCGGCCGCTGCTGCTGCTGCGCGCCCAGGCCGAGGCCATGCGCGAGCTGACGATGCGCAACATTAACAAGCCCGTGCAGCTGCGCGACGGCTACGCCGGCACGCCCCGCAACAGCACGCCCGCCGCGCTGTACCGCGAGCTGCTGGCCGAGTGGGAGGCTGCCAGGTGAGCGCCCGCACCAACGCCGGCCAGGCGGCCGCCAAGCTGCGGCGCGTGCAGGAGGCTGTGCGCCTGGAGCTGGCCCGCGAGCTGCAGACCCATGCCCAGCGCAGTGCCGCGGTGATGCGGCAGGAGGCACCGAAGAGCCGCAGCACGCTGGCTAACAGCATCGGTGCGGTGCAGGAAGACCGCAGCGGCCTGAGCTGGTATGTCTACCCGACCGTCGACTATGCCGGGTGGATCCACAAAGGCCGCAAGCCCGGCAAGGGCCTGCCACGGTTCTTCGACAGCGCATCGGCCAGCATCGTGGCCTGGCTGGAGGCGCGCATCGGCGAGGCCAGCCGGGCGGCCAACCCGAAGTGGCGCAAGGCCCGACTGGGCAGCAAGCGCCGCACCGCGGCCGAGCTGGAGCTGCGCGACCGGTACATGGCCCTGTCTCGCGCGGTGAAGCTGCGCGGCATCAAGGCAAATCCGTTCGTCACCCGCACTGCAGAGAAGGTGCGCCAGCCCACCCAGGCTGCGCTGGCCGATGCTGTGCGCCGTGGCGTGCGCAACGCACTGCGCAGCGGCGCTGCCCAGCCATGAGCGCCCGCAAAGCCTTCGCGGTTGCGGCCAAGGCATCCCTGGCTGCCATGTACCCCGCCCGCCACGTTGAGCGTGGCCTGATTGACCCTGCCGCCATCGGCGATGCGCGGCTGTATGACGGCGTGTTCTCCGTGGTGGCCGAGGGCACCAGCGATTGGACCGAGTACACCGGCCGCGAGGGCCAATTCGGCACCCTGCGCTTTGCCGTGGTGGGCTACGTGCGGGTGGCCGACGACGCATCCACCGAGGACGTGGAAGACGCCGAGTGCGACCTGGAGGCCGACCTGCTGGCCTGGTGTCAGGCCACCAAGGCGGCGCCGCTGGATGCCGTGTACCCCAAGGACTGCACCTACAGCCGCGGCCTCGAGGCGCCCGTGGGCTGGATCGTGATGTCGCTCGAAGCCCTGTACATCTGACCGAAGGACCCGCCATGCCCAAGAAGCCCACCACCGCCGGCACCGACCTGACCGCCGAGACCGAAGGCGCCAGCGCCGGTGCTGCTGCTGTGCCTGCCGAGGCCCTGCCGATGCCCACCAAGGGCGGCTGCTGGGTGCGCCTGCCCGACGGAACCCTGGTACCCGACCCGGCCGAGCACCCGGCCGATG